AATGACGCTACATTTATGGGTAGGCATTTTGTAAAGATATCTGAATTTTTCATAGTTCCAATGGCTATTGAAAATGTACCAGTCATACTTTCTTAGGTTTTCGGGCTGGCTGAACCAAGGAGCAATGTTAGGCTGATCGTAGGAATTTTTCATCCATAGAACATTGATTCGATCTCGGTCGATAGGTTCCTTTTCAGGAATAGATAATGTAATTTTTATTTTTTTAAAATAATCTTCAGATAGCCTTTTTTTAAGCTCGGCCATTTGTAACTCTGTGCCACCTAAAGGATCCATTATTTCAAAGGCTTCTTTCCAAATACATCGAGTCCTTTGGGGATTATAATTTTAACGTCCCTACGAATATCTTTTGGGCTGGCATTTTGTTTTAATATTTCAGCTTTAACTTCGGCTTCGTCCTTATAGATATGTTTAGTTCTAATGTTGGTAATAATGGTTTCGGACTTTACCTTGAATCTGGGAATTTTTTCATTAGGATCCATTAACTTCGATCTTGTTCCAATACAGCTATGGTTCCAGTAATAAAGTTTGCTGCAGTCGCCGTAAGTTTGAGAATATCACTTTCTTCAAATACTTTAAGAGCTGTTACTAAATCAGTGGTGGTGCCACTCCCCAGTGCTCGTTTGGAAAAACTATATGTCGTGGAATCAGTAGCGTCGGTAATAGCAGCGGTCACTGAAACCGTACCCGTGCTTACATTAAAACATTGAACACTTTTAATTAAACCGACAGTTTCTGCAGGACAGGTATAAACTGCCTTTGCATTAGTAGTGTTTAAATCAAATTGAGTATTGATAAATTTATTTGCCATTAGCGTCCCTGTCCACGGTAGGTTTTATACATTCTTTTCTGGTGTTTGTTAAGCTTTTTCCAGTGTCTTCCCGGACGTTTAATTCGCGTTGTATCCACATGATCGTAACCAAAAATATTACCTTTCTTTTTACCCACTTAGAAAAAATGCTTCAGCTTCCGTATCATCAATAATTTGAGAGGGATAGGTTGTGTTTAATTTTTGTATAATATTATTAATATCGCGACCAAACTGATTTAAATTAGCGGGTTGATAGGTTGGCGTAGCTTGAGAAACAATTTGTGATATTTTGGCCATTATCTTCTTCCTCCTGCATGAATATCGGCACGAAATGTTCCAAATCTCCAGGTTTGTCCCGATCCTGTATTAGCAATTTTAAACGACACAGCTCGTGCCCGTGCTCGACAATTGACTTGTTGGGTACTGGTTGTGATAGTAAAGGGTCCAGTAATAATAGGACCTGAAGCCGAAGAAGCTCGTGTATCCGTTGGAAAATCTCTTAACATAATAGAAACCTCCGCGTCGCCTACTTGATTTTTAAAATCGGGAATAAAACGGCTAATCCTGCACATGAATTCACCGGCCCCTGTAACATTTCCACTTTGATCAATATCGAAGTCTCCTGATTCAATAGTAGCTGGAATTGCTGTAGTTGATCCTGATGTTAGAACCTGATCGGTTCCTGTTTCCTGTGCATAATAAGTTGTGGCTCCTGCAGATACCCCAGATAAAGGTCCTTGAGTCGGAGTTTCGGTTGTATCGTAAGAAGTTGCATAAGGAGCTCCGAATACCCCTTGATCTACCCATGTTGTTCTTTTAATTAAAGTTCCGTCATTAGTTGTCCATACTCCTCCTGGAATGTTTTGTGAATCCCGCGTGTTATAAGTTACGGATCGATCGCATGTTGTGGCAGAACCTGATGGATAGAACCAAGTAATTTCATTAAATCTATCATTAACTCCAGCATAAATAATAAGTTCGGCATCGTTGTTAAGACTATCAAACACATAATCTTCAACCAAGCACGGTAGTTTTTTCACAGACGCACCGTCAAAATAAAAGAAACTATCCTCAGACATCCAGTAAATGATACCATCCACCTCAATGGCTGCATGCTCACTAATAAGCCCGCAGTTTGTTCCTACTTGTTCAAACCCGAAAGTAAAAGGAGCCCCAATAAATCTCATGGTAAACATAGCAGTATCCGACCAGATATAATTACCATTACGACCTCTCAAAGTTCCTATGATTTTAGAACCATCGGCAAGTCTCTGAGTTCCAGCAGTATTGATGGCTGTGGGAGTATAAGTATTAATGTCTTCTTGGTTTGAAAATCGTATAAACATATCGTCTTGAGTGGTGGTAGTTCCTATTGTGGTTTCAGTTCCAAAAAAACATAAGTGTCTATCGGGTGTGGATACCAACATATCTCTTGAAGCAGTCGGAGCTCCAGCAACTACGGTCGCTCGATTGGGATTGCTAATCGCTCCTACAGAGGAAGGATCCCACTCCACTACAACGCCATTATAAATTAAAGCCAGTAGTTTTTGTCCAAAATTCGTTAATCGCCATTGACCTGGATCTAAAATAACACCGGCTGCTGTATTGGATCCCCATCCTGTATAATCGGTTCCGTCTGTAACGGTAACTCCATCGGTATGCTCTGCAGCGCTTGTTCCGTCAGATCCACGGCTCATTCCTGAAATTGTGTTCGTTCCCGTATCATTACCTGTATACGCAATTAATTCGTTTCCTATAAGTAGTGTTCCTGTCGCTGGCATAGTTGCCGAAGAAGTTAAAACAACAGTTGTGGCTCCAATTAAAAGATTACCTCCATTATTGATCGTAGTCGTAGCGCCTGTAACACTTCCACCAAATTGACCGGTACCAAAACCATATCCAGGAAGCTGTAATGCAGGACCTACGACGTAGTAAAAATCTAGGGTCGCGGTGCCGGTAGTCGCGAACTGTGTGCCAGTTTCGCTCGCTGCCATGGTGATGGTAAGGGTAGTAGTTGTGGGTACAGTTTGTACTTCAAATGTTTTTTCAAAATCGCCAGCAACAAAACTGCTGGTTCCGGGAATTAAACTGACTGAGGAAAATACAATAAGATCCCCCTCTGCTAAACTATGAGCAACTGTACAGGTAACCGTTACCGTTGCAGAGGATGAAGTGGTAGTAAAACAGCTGGTCATTCCAGCTTGTTGACGAGAAACGTGCAAAGGATGAATGTCGTAAAAACTTCCTTCGTAATAAATATATAAAATTTTGTCTGTTCCAATGGCTGCATAACGATTGCCGGCTAAATCGAACCATGCATGCTGGTCTCGGGCCACTCCTACCAAACTGGTACTTCCTAATTGTTCCCAGCCCCCTATCTTTTCAGGTAAACCGTAACGAAACCGTACATAATCTCCTCCGACCCAACGCCCTTCGGCGCCAGTTTCGGTTACTTGTTTGTCAAATCCAGGGATTAATTGTACTTTTGCCAGCATATAAAACTCCAGAGTTTAAATTATACTAGATAGGGGATGGAATCAAGAGGACTGTTATCGTGCGTTGGTAGGAACACCGTTTGAATTGACAAAAGGTGATTCTGCGAATGCCATATAAATATAAATTCCAGAAGTATTGACTTCGGTAGATGTTGATCTAAGCTTAAACCCATTTGAAAGTATATCGATGTAATCAGTAGTTGATTCTATACTAGCTGAGTTTGCTGCAAGAGAATCATTATCAACATTGTAGCCTTCTCTTTGATTGTCAAATATTTTATAATCACCAGTACCAGCACTACGTTTTATCAGAATATAAGCTGGCCTCAAGCCAGTATAAACAAATGGTCCATCTGCATTAGAATTTCCTACGTAACTTCCCGTTTTAAAATACCCCTGTTTATTTGTAAAACAGTAGGCTACAAGATCGCTTCCTGAATTATTCGTCTCAGCATTGTCACTTACTGTAAAATTTACACTATCTGGGTCTGTATCATTGAAAAAATCACCTGTACGCACAGCTGAAGTTGAATTTATAGAAAAACTTTTAGTACCACCCATTGACACCTGATACCCAGACCAATTGTTGGTTGTAGACAGATTTTTTACTAGTATGTAATCAGGAGCTGCTCCACAACCATGTGCTATTTTAGCATCTACTACACCATTTCCTGTATATTTTATTACTGATTGTCCTGTGGTAGTATTAAAAGAGTAAGATCCTGGAGTAATCGTTGTACTTCCATCCGTTGCTATTCCAGTTGTTGTTCCCATCTTCCAGTTCCATGAAACATAATCTTCTGTATTAGT